CTAATGCGGACGATTCTAATATGGTAAAATTAGAATGTGAGTCTACCAGAAATGATAGCGGGTTCATGAATTTTTTGTATTGCGAGCATGGGATAAGAGAGATACAGCTTGGGACCAAGAAGTTCTCAAACGACTCGCCAGGAATATGGCGTACCGTTTTACGTATGGATCTTATGCCTTCGGTAACACAAGTAAACACTGAATCCACATCAGGGACTAGATATAATGTCAAATGGGATTCCGCTACGGGACTTTTATATATAGAATAATTATTAACAACTAAAATACAGTAAATCATGAAAGTAAATTTCAACAAACCCCTAAAGACCTTTAAGGGGGAAGACATGAAGGACGAGTTCGGAAAAGTTCAGATCATCAAGGATATCGTATGCGCTAGGCTTTACTCTTCCGGCGATGAGATGAACGAGGACGAGAAATATGAGTCCTACAAGCTAATGACAAGGATCAACGCCGCCGATGGCGATATGGACATCAGCGACAAGGAATCCCTATTGATAAAGAAATGCTGCAACAAGACATTGACCGCCGGCGCTTTCGGGCAGATCTTCGACCTTTTAAACGTGTAAGACCATGGGGATAACGAGCGACACAAGGACAATAAACGGCTACTCAGACGTGGCCGGTATCAAGATACAGTATTCCGCCTCGGTCAAGACCGATGAGCGGATAGACCGGATAACAGGCTCTTTTATCAAGGACGGGGTACGTGTGGGATCTCTGGCCTACGAGCGTAACGGGCAAATTTATAACATTATAGAAAGGGGAAATTAACATGGCACTATCAACATTATCATCTGTATTGAGAAGCAAATACAAAAACACGGTAGGAGATTATGATATCTCCTATGAGACAACACGGAATGCGGGCGAAAAGGTAACAGAGGTATTGGCCTCGGTCAAAAAAGGAGAGCTTAGGTTCGGTTATGTAAACATTGTGGACAAAGGCAGGAAATCGATAGTCTTGGAAGATGGAGTCTCGGACGAAGACTGCAAGGCTATATTGTCAACCGTGATAGACGATGCGGCAAATATTTTCCTTAAACAAGAATAACATACGATAATATGGCTGTAGGGGATCTTACATTGTCTTCCGGCTTTACTCTAACGCCCGAGGATTTACGTGCGATCGCCGCTGAGAGTAAAAAGATCTTAGCGGAGGAGTCCAAGGATTTAAGTCAGTTCAAGGAGATTGACTCTATATCCTCCGTGTCATCTTTGCCCGGTATTTCCGCTAAGGAGGAATTAGTGAGAGTCCCCATGGCTATACTTAAGGGACTTGACGGTAGGGAGATAGAACTAGCCTCTTCGTCTACGGATATCCAATGGAGGTATGTTGGAAATCCCGGATGGAATGTGTTGGTGGAATTATCCTTGCTAACCGGTCCGAAGGGAACTCCGGGAGATCCTCCGGTCGTCTCTATCGGTACGGTCTCCACCCTTCCTTTTAATAGCTCGGCAACGGCTGGCTTTGTCTTGAGAGGGGAGACCCCAGAAGGTGTACCTATTTATGCTTTGGATTTAGGTATCCCACAAGGCAAGCCCGGCCAAGACGGAAATGGGGCGGGGAACGTGTTTGTCCCTACGGATAATATCATAGCCGATAGATATTATATTTTTAAATCCTCCGTTGATAAAAGCGCAAACGGGGATTTTATCGAATTGGACAGCCTTGCCTTTGGTGTAGGTCAAAACTACTCGGGTTACAAGAACGCCGAGATATTCAATGACTATGAGAATAACAAGGCGGCAGGAAATTACGCCCACGCAGAGGGTATGAATACCAACGCTACCGGTCCTAGGGCGCATGCGGAGGGTTACAAAACGAATGTGTTCGCTAGCGAGGGTCACGCCGAGGGCAGGGGAACATGGTGCTTAGGAGCGCAATCGCATGTAGAGGGATTATATTCTTATTGTTTAGGGGATGGTTCGCATGTAGAAGGAGGATCAATAGGCACCCAGCCTTATTTTATTGAAAATACCGTAGGAGGTATAGAGGATCGGCCTATTTTTGATACAGAAGGGGAGGCTTTAAGGACTTTCATAGAAGATTATGGAACCTATAACTCTGAGAATATTGAGCACTCGTTAAGCTTTGACGCTGTATCTCTACTAGAGAGGTTTGCCCTAAACATGTCAATTGGTAGCCGAAGCCACCTCGAGGGATGTAACAATTTTATTTGTGATAACACAAGCCATGTAGAAGGATATAATAATATATGTGGTGATTTGTATTATTCGCATAGTGCACCAATTGTACATAAGGCAAATCATGTGGAAGGATACAATAATGTTCTGTTTTCGGGAAGAAAATATATAGATCAAAACTTCTGTGTTCACATCGAGGGGTATAACAATAAGGTTTATAGAGGATGTTCTTTCTCGCATATAGGAGGAAAAGATTGTGTTATGAGCGAAGGCTCTTCTTCTTTTTGCCATGGAGATCATTTGCTTATAGAGTCAAGTTATGGGGTTTCTTTTGGTCGTTATAATGAGCCGATATTAAATGGGGAAAAAGTTTTATTTTCTTATGGGATAGGAAATGGTCCAAATAATCGAAAAAATGCTTTATCCATATTGGAGGATGGAACGGTCAGTATTCCTAGTATAGAAGATAAAATAAATAATTCTATCGATTCTAATTTTTTATATTTAAATGATAAATTAAATGATAACAACAA